GTTCTATCGTGATTCGTATTGAGTCCAACAAAAACATCATAAAACATAAAATTATAAAATACCGGGATCTGGTGGAAACCCATTGATATACCTGATTGCGAGTACTGCCTTGAATGGCAATCCACAGTGCTAGTCTGTCTCTGCACTTCGTCGCATACGCGCGTTTCTACTGCTGCATTTGCGCGGAGTTAATTCTGGATCGTACGACCGAAATATGGATTGATGTGGGTGAAAACCATTGTTATTTGTATTCCCTAGGTAGGTAACGGCACCCAAGGGGACTCTTATTCCAGATTTGAGTATAAATATCTGGGCGTTAACATGCAGCGCGTGTAGATGAGACCTTTTGTCAAGGAGTCTACACTGTATGTCCGGACCGTAATGAAGTAAATCGGTAGGTAAAGGCAGCCCCCACTCACCCTATGAACACACACATGATTTCACACACAACACAAGCTTCCATTGACGCTTCCAACATGATTTCACAACGCAACTACCTCTTCGCCAATTTTGGCCCATCTTTCGTCTGCGACCCCTTTAATAAGGGGAAATACACAAAACAACAAGTGGAAATATTTGAAGAAATGATCCAATTGAAGGTAATTGGAAATATTGAGTGTGAAATCCAGGGTCCCGTTGAGGACCCTTTCATCAAGGAAGTTGAAGAATTTCCGGTTAGAGCTTGGCGCTTTGCTGGAAATGCCAAAACTAATAAACGTGTCAAGCGTGAATTTATTTTGAAAGAAAAGAAATTGCTGCTGGACAGCTTGAAATCTATTTGTGATTATGAAAATCGCACAAAAATCAAACCATTCAAAGATTTCAAGAATATTGAGACTCAGGGCCCCAATATTTTTGAAGCTATGTCTTCTTTCTTTCTTTTGCCTAAAACAGTATCTGAAACACTTCAGAGTGCCACTGCAGCAATGAGTGGCCTCGAGAAAACTACAGCTGAAGACATGATTAAAAACATGTTGAATGTTGCAAAAGAGAATATTGACGGTGAAGATGCTGTCAGACGTTTGGCTAAAGTTTTCGGTGATACAATGAAAGAAACATTAGCTCCTGGTGTGAAAGTTGATGTTACTGCAAAAGTAGCATTACCACTTGAATATCAGATTGCTATTGCTATTGGCACTTTTGTTTGGTTTTACAAAAATGATGATACAATTTCTCGTGGAATTTGCCTTGGCTCTTTTCTTTGGATTTGTAAATTAATGCTTGACTCGGAAAAAATCAAGAAATTTGTTGTTGAATTTTTATCCTGGTTTATGAGAGATAAAGTGGAAACACAAAGTTTATTTTCAGTTCCTCAATCATGTCTTCGAGACATTGTTACTTCATTGTTTGTTACTTCTGGCATTGTCCATGACAAAACGGAATTTGACATGCCTTTGTTTTCATCTGTCTATGGTTCAATTAGTAAACTTGACAAATTGGCTGGAGACTTCTGTTTCCAGACAGATAAAATGACTTTCCGTAATTTACGTGTCTTCTTGGATAGTGTCACCGCTTGGGTTTCTCGAGTTTTCGATAAGGATTGGTACACTAACTTTGCCGGAGATACATGGGCTGATATGGAATTTATTCGTGAAGAATTGAATAACATCCATTCCGCTCTGGTCAATTCAGATGCGGCTCAATTGTTCACTCTTAGGAATCGTCTTGAAATTGTGAGCAATAAATTGAAAAATGTGAAATTGGATAAAGCAGCAAAGACAAATGGAATATATGCATCATTGTTACGGTCGAGCGTGTCTCTAAAAGACATGTTGGCACGACGTGGTGCTTATAATTCTGGCGAACGACCAGAACCGTTCTTTATTTTATTTACAGGACCTCCTGGAGTAGGTAAATCAGCTTTGACTATGCATACAATTCAGGGGGTAGCATCAAAGGCTTTCGATTATGGTAAAAGTTTGGATGATGGTATGTGTCCAGCTATGGTTTGGGCACCTAACCAGTCAGAGTCATTTGATTCTGGTTATCATTCACAACCCATTGTCTATATTGATGACTTTGGTGCAGATTCTGAAGCAAACAAGGTGTTTATTCCCAAGATGATTAACTGGATTAATACAATGCCTCATGTTACAAATCAAGCTGCAGTAGAAGATAAAGGAAATATTATGTTTACACCTGAATTAGTTGTGGCAACATCAAATATTACTGAATATTCGACATTAAGTGCAACACTGAAGTGTCCTGAAGCGCTAATTCGCCGATTGCATTTTCCTATTTATGCTGAATGCAAACCTGCATTCCGCAAAGAAGGCTGTACTAGTGTTGATTACGACAAAGTGAATGAATTTATCCAACGTAATCCATCTTTTACTTTGCAATCATGTTTTTGGATTAAATTTATGCATTTGGACACTCGCACTGGTCAAGTGCACAATTGTTGTGGATGTGGTATGACCTCATTTTGTGGTCAGCCAGATTGTGTCCCAACACTTGCGTCCATTATGAAATTAATTATAAATTCAATTAAGTATCGTCGTGATTTTAATGAGAAGCAATTGGGTATGCGCAAAAATGTAGCTCAAAGGCTTCACAAAGAATCACTTGACGACGTTTATGGTTGCCCAAAATTACCAATTGAAGTTCAAGGCCCTGGTACGCCCGCGGTTGAGAGTTTCCCTGGTTCATTTGATTTGAACAATCGTAAACCATTTTCAACATGTAATGAAGCTTTTGCAGAAGTGTGTTTACAACATGGTAAGGGCGACATTGGTGAGATGGTTGAATTATATGAGGAATTATTGTTTACAAAATGGCATTGCAAATGTTGTTCTCGTTCCTTGAGTTCATTTTTCCGTGTCCTGCTGGACAGGCCACAATGCATATATGATTCAGATATCACTGTTAGTGATAATGGACTTGAAAAGCGGCCCTTGGATCTTACCTGTGAATTTGAGATTGTGCAATATCAAATTGCTGCAATCAAATATTTGAATGAAGGTGGAGATTGGGCTAGAGATAAACAAGGAAAAATTTATCAATGGGTTAATGGTTTTTTGCCATTACATAAAATACCCTCTGTCGTCGAGCGAGTTCGTAACATGGCAAAAGAGGTTGCTTATAATGCTATGGATATGATTTCAATTATGTATAATGCAGCAAAGTGTATGTTGATTCATCTTTTATCTGGTCATCCAAAGTTGATGTCTGTTTTGTCTGTGCTTGTTCCAGTTGCTTTGTTGGCTTGGTTCAGGTATTCACGCAAAACGGATTCAACTACCACTGCCATAGTTGCTGAGACTCAAATGCTGGATGATAATGCAAGTTCTCTTGCTAAATCATTGATAAACAGTAGTGTTTTGAGGTTTGAAAGCGCGAATGGTGTCGATCTTGGTATGGGTTTGGCTATTGGTGGTGAATTAGTTATTACGAATCATCACATTTATGAAGCAATGATAATTAAGAGTAAACTTGAGCCTGTTGACATATTAATTAAAAGGGCAGCAAGTCGGGATAACCCTTATGTTGTAAGGATGTCTCATGAGACCTTATTAAGTCCCCGAAATGTGTTTTATTTTAAGAATAAAGACTTAGTTTGTATCCGTATTGAAAAATTTGCATCAAGGAAGATAACACAACACTTTTCGAATATGCAATGGAATGGTGCCAATACCCGCACTGTTGGCCTTAGTTATTGGGAAACTTCAGGAGACAACATCATGCATGTATCACAGATTGGTGATGCAACTGGTTATGATGTTGTACCTGCAAGTGGTGCGAGATTTGATGCAAACAGTCCAACTTATGCACGTAATAGTGTGTATGAATCGAAGGGTTGTGTACGTTATAATTTTGGTACTCAAAAAGGGGCTTGTGGAGCCCCGATTGTTCTGTATGATAAAAAACAAAAAGCAAAATTGGTAGGAGTTCATGCTGCTGGAATTTCCGGTGGCACTGTGGGTTTCGGCATCATCATCACAAAAGATATGATTGATGAAGTGCTTGATCATTTCAAGCCTGATTTGATCGAAATCCATGGAAATGTTTTCTTGGAAGAAAAAGTGGTAGAAGATGAAATGCCACCAAAAATGGTAAAAGATTGTCAGGTTGTGGGGCTTTGTAAGGCTGGTCCTCCCCCGATCTATAAATCAGAAATTGGAAAATCACCTTTTTATGGAAAGATTGTAGGAGCTGAACCTACCAAGAAACCAGCAATTTTGACACCAAAGATAGTAGATGGAAAATTAGTTGATCCGGTTGAAAATGGAATGGTTGGTTATGCCCGTGGTTGGGTTGAACCGCCACGTGGTATTTTGTCGGGTGTTACAAATGCGTTGTTGTCTCATTATCGTAATCTTCCTATGCGTCCTCGGATTATTAGGGAGCTTACAAATGAGGAAGCAGTTGCAGGTACGCCTGAGCTACCAAATTTGCATCCATTGAATCGAGGCACGTCAGCTGGTTTTCCTGATAAATTATATCTTGAAACAAATGATAAACGTAGTGCTTTTGGAGTCGATGAATGGACTTTTGATTCCCGTGATGCTAAAATCATCTTTGATCAAGTTGATAAGATGTATGAAAAGCTTAATCATGGGCCCATCGCAACTGTTTGTTCTGTTTTCCCAAAGGATGAATTACGATCATTGGAAAAAGTGAAAAATCTAAAAACGAGGCTTATTATGTCTGCACCTCTGACGACTTTGATCTTAGGGCGGCGCATTTTCGGTTCATTTATCGACTGGTCTTTAGATCAGAAAAATCGTTTAAAGAATTTTTCTGCAGTTGGTATTAATATGGCAAATGAACAAGAATTGAGGGATTATATCCATATGATGGGAGGTACGGCTCCATTGGATTATCGAGTACTGGCTGGTGATCAGTCAGGATATGATAAGAAGCTTGGACCTTTCATGATGGATTTTCAATTTGAAATATTCGAACAAGTCTTTAGTTTATTTGGCAATTTGCCAGCAGATCAATTGAAAAGAGCGAAGAATATGTATTATTCATGCACTCGCGTTTTCACGCAAGTGAAGGATAATCTTATTTTCTGGGGCAATTCCAATCCATCTGGTTGGTATTTGACAACTTTTACGAATACATACACCAATGTACTCGCAACATATATGGCTATCTCTATTGTTTTATTAGGGACTAAGGCCAATAAATTTGTTTGTGAGAAAATGGTGTCTGAGATGATCAAAGATAAAGTCGTTGAAGTTCTTGCTTTTGGCGATGATATTGTTATTAAAATCAAGCGCGGTATGTGGAAAGGTCATAATTTGGACTCTATCACCGACCAGACGCTTGCGGATGCATATTTGGTTTTTGGTCATGTGTACACCGACGAGAGTAAATCTACTGATTTTTCAGAGAGGGACCGCACCATATTTGATGTCGGATTTTTGAAAAGAACAGTAAGATATCACCAATTTGAGGATGGAAAGAAAGTGCCAGTGGCATATTTAGATTTAGAAACAATTTTGCAAAATATACAATGGATGAAGCGACAGGCAACTGAAGCTGAATCCTTGGAAATTTGGAATACTAAATTTGATAAATTCATGGATGAGCTCTCTATCCACCCCGATGATGTTTGGAGTCACTGGTCTCCAATTCTTGAGGGGCTATACCAGCAAGTATCAGTTGATATGCCAAAGAATCTTGTCCTTTTGCGACCGAGGGATGAGAGGGCCACACGTTGGTGTAGTGGCGACGTTTCCCCACCGTGGGTGCGTCAATGATCGTGTGAGTCCATATGTTCTTGCTCATTTGGCTCACGGAGGCCTATTTAGGTTGGGTACTCCACAGGCAGCCCCGAAACAAACCCATTTATGTAAGATATGTATATGCAGTGTGAGCTGGCTCATATGCAGAAAAATTCGGCTTCCTAACTCAGATTTAACTACAACCTTAGACGCGCAGGTTTCAAAAGAAGTCGCGTCAGTTTCCTTTGACTCAACCGTTGAAGGAGTTACAGTAGAAAGGCATTTAGAAAAAGAATTTCCCAAGCCCATTATGGAGGCTATGGATCCTAATCATGTTAATACTGTCATAGATTATCTTAATAAACCCGTCATTGTGGATCAAGTCACTTGGGCTACGTCCGCAACTCGTGGTACTATCCTAAATAATTCACCCAACAAAGGGTTCAATTCTTGGACTTATGTTAGTGGTGTTCAAATGTGGGTAGATAAATTGAAAGGTTTTCTTGGTCTTCGGTCCACTCTTTGTTTAAGGTTGGAGATCAATGGCACACCTTTCCATGCAGGTCGGTTGCGCCTTTGCTATTATCCAGCAGCTGATATATCTGATGGCAAGCATAAAAATCATGAAGGAAATTTCATTTCGTTGTCCCAGTTGCCCGGTGTTGACATCGAAGCATCTGAGTCAGCAGTAACATTGCGTATTCCCTATACAAGTATTGCCCGGTTTATTGAATTGAACGCTCCAACTGTCCGTGATTGGGGCCGGATTTATATTGTTGTGGCTTCACCATTGACTATTGGAGCTGATGGTCCTACTACTGTTGCTGCTCGTTTGTGGGCGTGGCAAGAGGATGTTCAGTTGTATGGTCAAACTATTGGTGTTGTCACTCAGGGTCCTGACACATTGAAGGCACCAAAGAAGCCCGCTGGTCGGTTAGCTCCTTCAGACGCCGAGTCTCGTCCCGTCACTTCATTTCTGGCCTCAGCTTCAAATGCTGTTGGTGCTCTTTCGAGTATTCCGGCTGTTGCCCCATACACAGGCCCTACGGCCTGGGCTTTATCGTTAATGTCGAATGTGGCATCAGCGTTTGGATGGAGTAAACCAATGACCGAAGCATCAGTATCAAGGGTATATCAAAATGCATTTGCCACTTCCGCAAATTCAAATGGAATAGAAGTTGTACATAATTTGGCGCTGGACGCCGATTCAAAAG